ATGGCGACCGTGTGCACAAAGTGCTCGAAGCCTACGGCAATGCGATGGTTGCTGGCAAAGAAGCTACTGAGGCATGTATCGCGCTGGAGGATTCGCTTGAGAGCAAACAATCACTTGAGCGCTGGGGCCCACTGGTGCAGAAGATAACGTCACGCAACGGTGAGAAGTTGTTCGAGCATCAGATGGCTGTTAACCGTCAGTTGCAGCCCGTTGACTGGTTCGCCAAAGACGTGTGGATTCGCTCCATCGCTGACGTGCTGGTCGTTGACGGTGACACCGCGTACTGCCTTGACTACAAGACAGGCAAAGTGAAAGAGAACCCAACACAGTTGCAGTTGTTCGCAGCCATGGTGATGTGGCATTACCCACAGGTAAACACCGTGAAGACATCGTTCATCTGGTTGAAGTTCGACGAGGTGACAAACGCGAAGTATGAGCGCCGCTACCTTGGCGCGCTGTGGCGTGCACTGGAGCCACGATTCGATATGGTGCAAGAGGTGATTGACCTCGGCGTGTTCAAGACCAAGCCATCGGGCCTGTGCCCATGGTGCCCAGCGAAAGGGTTCTGCCCTGACGCACGACTGAAAGGTAAGCGATGAAGAAAGAAGAAGATGTCAAGAAGATTGTCAAAGCTGTCCTCAAAGACACTGAAAGGTGTTGGTGGTTTATGCCACCTGCTAATGGCTTTGGTAGGTCTGGTATTCCTGACTTTGTTGGGTGCGTTAATGGTCACGCATTTGCTGTTGAAACTAAGTTTGGAAAAGGTGTCACAACTGCTAACCAGAACCGTGAGATCAATGCGGCGACGCACGCAGGTGCGGAAGTATGGATCGTGAGAGAAACGAACGTCGATCTATGGGTGCTGGAGTTCAAAGCGTGGGTGGCCTTAAATGCTAGTAATTCCTGACAAGCGCAAGATCATCATCAACAGCAGCGAGAACGACGCTGTTGCGCAGGTGATCCCACACGCAAAGAAGTTCACCCACAACGGTGAAGAGATGCTGGCCATGCCTTACGGTGTGGATGAGTCGATGGTGCTGAAGAACCTCGGGTTCAATGTGCCTGCACCCATCATGGAGTACTACAGCTGGCCCGGACGCTTTCAGCCGATGGATCACCAGAAGGGTACCGCAGCTTTTCTCACCATGCACAAACGTGCGTTGTGTTTGAACGCGCCGGGCACAGGCAAGTCCATCAGTTCGCTGTGGGCTGCCGACTTCTTGCTGGACGAAGGCGTTGCACGTAAGGTGCTCATCATCGCTCCGCTGTCTACCGTGAAGGTGGTGTGGGGCCGCGAGCTCAAGCATCACCTGCCGCATCGCTCGTTCGTTGTATGCACGGGTACGAAGCAAAAGCGTATTGATCTGTTGGCGACACCGGGCGTGCAGTACGTCATCATCAACCATGATGGCTTCTCGAACATGGCCGCCGAGCTCAATGGGTTCGACGTGGTGATCTACGACGAGGCGACCGCGCTGAAGTCACCCAGCTCACAACGCTACAAGATATTCGCCAAGTGGATGCAGAAGCACCAGCCATGGCTGTGGTTGTTGACGGGCACACCGATCTCGCAGACGCCTGCTGACGCATGGACGTTGGCTCGACTCGTTGACTCGCCGACATGCCCCAAGAGTTTCACCACGTTCAAGGACTTGGTGATGCAGAAGGTGACGACGTTCAAGTGGATGTCGCGCCCCGATGCGTTGGATACATGCCGCAAGGTATTGCAGCCGTCGATCCGCTACTCGCTTGATGAGTGCAAGGACTTGCCAGACACCAACTTCGTTGGCCGCAAGACCACGCTGACTAAGCAGCAGGAGAAGGCGTTCAAGGAGATGAAAGACCACGCGGTCACGATTTTCTCTGGTGGTGAAGTCACTGCTGCAAACACTGCGGTGATGCTGAGTAAGCTGTTGCAGATTTCGTGTGGTGTCGTTTACGGTGAGAGCTCTACGCTTGTCATAGATGCCTCGGAGCGGTATAATACCCTCACGGAATTACTCACAGAGATCGGCGACAAAGCGATCATCTTCGTGCCACTCAAGGGTGTGCAAGTTTGGCTTCAGCAGAAGCTGACCGCAGATGGTTTCGACGTTGCCATGGTTAATGGAGACACGAGCAAGAAAGACCGTGACCAGATATTCAACGACTTCCAGCACACGGACAGGCCGCAGATTTTGTTGGCCCACCCCAAGGTTGCTGCGCACGGTTTGACGCTGACACGGGCTAAGGACATCATTTGGTTTGCACCTATTTATTCACTTGAAATGTACGAGCAGGCCAATGCAAGGATTCGCCGGTTGACTACAACTGGCAAAACGTCTGTGTGGCACATCTGGGCCACCGGCTTCGAGGCAGAGCTATACCGCAGGCTCCGCGCGAAGAAAAACACACTCGCGGAGTTTTTGAATTTGGTGCAAGGCATCAACAGTGACGAAGAGTAAAGGAGTTACGTATGAACTATGAGATCGCAGTCGAGAAATATCTCGAAGTACGAAAAGCCATTGACGAGCTGGAGCGCGTGCACAAGGCTGAGAAAGCCAAGTTGACAGAGAAGCTGGTGACGTTGGAAAACTGGATCACAGCCAAGGCGCAAGAAGATGGTCTCGACACCATCAAGACGCCGTCCGGTACAGGTTACTGGTCAACACACAACACAGCAACAGTGGGTTCTCGTGAAGAGTTCTTCCGCTTTTGTGCAGAACACAATGCTTGGGACATGGTCGAGTCCCGTGCATCTAAGACCGGAGTCAAGAGTTACATCGAGGCAAACGGCGCACCCCCACCCGGGGTGAATTTTTCATCGACGCGTGTTTTCAATCTGCGCAAAGCGCAAGCAAAGGACTAACTTAATGACTGAGGAAGAAACGATTCAGGCGTACAAAGAGCACATTGCTCGTGTATGCCATGAAGTCAACCGTGGGTACTGCGAAGCCCTTGGCGACACAAGCCAGCCTGCATGGGAAGAGGCTGAGGACTGGCAAAAGAGAAGCGCCCTGATGGGTGTCGATCTTCACTTGTTTAACGACGTGGGCCCTGAAGCCAGCCATGAAAGCTGGATGGCACAGAAGCTCGCTGAGGGTTGGTTGTACGGTGAGTTTAAATCCGCCGCGCTCAAGACCCACCCGTGCATCACCCCGTTCGAGTTGCTGCCTAAAGAGCAGCAAGCCAAAGACTTTATTTTTCGCGCAGTGGTTCATGCCATGCGTCCCCCCAAAGCTCAACCACAGGAGTAACCTATGAGCAATATCGCAACCGTCCCCGCACACATCGCAGCACGTATCGCTGCCCGTCAACAAGCTGGTACCAAGTCAGCTGTCGCCTCGGCCATCGTCTCTGACGGCCCAAGCATCCCGCGCATCAGCATCCGTGCTGGTCGCTATCGCTTGAACGAAGACGGCGTTGAGACCACAGTCGGTGTCACGCTCGATACTATCATCGTGGGTGCCAATCCTCGCGTGTCCAAGGTGTTCTACGCCAAGGCGTTCGACGCATCAGCTGAAAACATCCGCCCAGATTGCTGGTCAAACGATGGCCTGAAGCCTGACGCATCTGTGACAGCACCTGTGCACAATGGCTGCGCTGACTGCCCGAACAACGTGCTCGGCTCCAAGATTCTGCCCTCCGGTGCGAAGTCGAAGATGTGCGCTGACCAGCGCCACCTCGCTGTCGTAGCAGCTGCTGACCCCACCAAGGTGTATAGCTTGACTGTGCCTGTCAGCGGCATGAAAGCCCTGCGTGAATACTTCAAAGAGCTCGGCAACTACGGCATTGGCCCAGAAGAGGCAGTGACTGAGTTGGGCTTCGACGACCAAGCCAGCTTCCCCAAGATCACGTTCAAGCAGAAGGGCTACGTGCCTGAGAAGGCGATCGCCCGCGTTGATGCACTGATTGACAGCGACCCAGTGAAAGTGGCTACCCGCCAGATCGCACCTACGTCTGCTGGCCCAGCCCTCGCAGCCCCCGCTGCAAAGGCCGCAATCGCTGCTCCTGTTGCGCCAGCGCAACAATCTGTGGACGATGCCTATGAGGAAGAAGGTAGTCCCGCGCCGATCCAAGCGAAACCAGTGAGTGCCAAACCAACCGTTGCACCAGTAAAAGCATCGGATGAATTGGCCGCGAAGCTCGACTCCCTGTTCGACGAGTAATAGAATCTCGGCAACAGTTCCCCCGACTTAGGTCGGGGGATTTTTCATCTAGGGGCACGATTTGGACACAAAAAACTTTCTTACTCGCATAGTTGCCCAGACCGACGAATTGGTTATCTGCACACACAAGCCAGACCCATCGGGACAAAATCCTCGTGGCATTTTCTGGAACCGTGGCTCATTTGCCAACATCGACGACGCTGTCAATGCAATCTCCAAGTGGGACATCGAACCCACAACAACCGTTTACTACACTGTCGGCACGTTTGCCGGACACTCATTCACTGACTCAGCTGGCCGCGCGAAGTGGTCACGAAAGCAAGAGCAGGCCACATGGTTCAAGGCTCTAGCACTGGACTTAGACATCGGCCCAGACAAGCCCTACGCAACCCAGAAAGAGGGTTGGACTGTGATGGCTGCGGCGCTCAAGGTTATCGGCATGCCAGCCCCCATGGTCATCTCGTCAGGCAAAGGCATCCACTGCTACTGGCCGCTAACCATGGCGATCAAGAACGCTGACTGGGTAAAGCTCTCAACAGCTCTCAGACTCGCGCTCGAAGAGAACGGTGTGCAGATCGACACCAGCAAGATTCACGACCCTTCGATGGTGCTCCGCCCAGTGGGCACACACCACAAGAAGCAACAGCCGTGGAAGCCCGTCGAGTGCAAGCGTGACTGCCCAGACTACGACCCTCGTGACCTGAAACCAATCCTGTCTCAGTGGATCGGTAAAGTGGCTCAGGTGTCTCGCCCAGCCCACGTTGGTCGCTCTGGCAAGAAGTCGTCCATCATGGACGCGGTGCTGAACTCCAACGATGTGCTGATTGATGCTGTGGCCATGCGCTGCAACCAAGTGCATGCGTTGATCGAGTCAGGTGGTTTGCTCGACGCAGCTGGCCGCCAAGTCGAAGAGCCCTTGTGGCGTGCATCCCTTGGCTTGGCCAAGCATGCAACTGACGTGGCCGATGCTGTCATCAAGATTGCTGGCGGGCACCCTGACTTCGACCTCGACGCCAACATGGCCAAGATCAACGGCTGGAACGGTACGGGCCCAACAACCTGTGCCAAGTTCGAGCAGCTGTGCAGTGCAGGCTGCGAAGGCTGTCCTAGCAAGGGGAAGATTACCAGCCCAGCCCAGCTGTCTGTGGTGACTGAGACCAAGATCGAGACCCCAGAAGGCGAGACCAAGGAATTCAAGCTGCCCAAGGGCTACGTGGTCAACAACGGCCAAGTGTTCCGTGAGGTCAAGACCGAGATCACGAGCACCGACGCAAACGGCAACGACGTGGCGCAAGAGGTGACTGAGTTCGATCTGGTCAGCCCCTATGAGATGCACATCACTGGGATGTACAACGACCCAGAAAGCCGCAAGTCAGCGTTCAAGCTGATTGTGAAATACCCAATGACGGGCTGGAAAGAGGAAGAACACGAGATGGTGGTGCTCGCCACTGTCGGCAAAGAGTTCACCACGTTCTTGCTCAACCGCCAGATTTACATGAAGCATGCTGGCCAATATGAGAAGGTGAGGAGTTACTTGATGGATTACTTGACGATGGTGCAGCAGCAGGCTCCCACAGGGCTTGACTACGTGGCGTTCGGTTGGCAGGAAGACGGTTCGTTCATGTGCGGGGCTTCAGTGCTCGGCCATGCACACGGTGTTTCAGACCTGCGCTTGCGCGGCCCAGCGGCGGACTTCAAAGACAAGATCGCCCCTCACGGCGACCGCGATGAGTGGGTGCGTGGCATGGCCATGCTCGACCGTCCGGGCACCGACACGCTGCGCTCTGCTGTGCTGCTGGCTACAGCTGGCATCATCGGCAACGCTGCTGGCAACGCTACATGCGTGGTGTCCATTTACTCGCCAGAGACAACGACAGGCAAGACGCTAGCGCTCATCGCAGCGAACAGTTTGATCGGCAACCCCAAAGAGTTGTTCCTGAGCCAGACTGACACGTCCAACGCCATGTACAAGATACGCGGCGTGCTGAACCACCTGCCTTGCACGATCGACGAGTTGACCACTGCGGACGACTCCAACATCGCTGACATGGCCTACATCCTGAGCCAAGGCCGTGAGAAGAACGCCATGACCAAAGAGCGTGAGCTGCGTAAGCCCGCGACATGGGCTGGCCCAACACTCGTGACCACCAACATCTCACTGCACCAGAAGTTCGAGGGCGCACAGGCTGGCAATGACCCGCTGAAGGCCCGCTGCTTGGAGTTGCCACAGCATGACCGCACATTCGTTGAGACCCGCGCGGATGGCAAGAGCGATGGCTACGACTTCTTCGACATCATGGCCAAGAACAACGGCTGGGCTTTCCCCGAGCTGGTCGAGGTGGTGATTGCACGTGGTGGCCAAGAGGAAGTGTGGAAGCTGGCTGAAGCCTCGTTCGTCAAGACCTTCGGGTTTCTGTTCGAGCCGCAGGAGCGCTTCTACCGCACGGCCATCATCTCTGCATGGGGCATGGGCCGCATTGGTCAAGCCTTGGGCCTGTTCCCGTTCGACATCAAAGCCACCATCCAGTACCTGATTGAGCGCGTCAAAGCCACTCGTCAACTCGCTGAAGACAACAAGGTTGACGTGTTCGATACCATCGGCCAGTTCTTGGCAGAGCACAACGACCAGCTGGTTGAGTGCAAAGAGAAGTACGCCAGTGGCGTCGAGCAGGTTGTATTGCCAGCCCCAGAGCGTGCCGTGGCGCGTGTCAGGATTGTGTACGACGCGACGACTCAGATCATGCCGGGCAGCTGCGTATCCATCAGTGCAGAACGTCTGCGCACATGGCTCAAGCACAAGAACGACGGCTTAGACCGCATCGAGCGGGCACTGGAAAATGAGGGTGCGCTGATTAAGCGCCGCGAACGTATTACGCTGTTCAAGGGCTGTCCCAAGCATGCGCCCGGCCAGATGCAGTGCGTTGTGCTGAACCTCAACCACCCACGATTCATAGAGAGTTTGACGGGCACCAACTCACGCCCACAAAGCAAAGTAACCCTCGCAGTTTTAGGAGCAGAAGCAGCATGAATGACATCATCAAAATCTGGCACGAGCGTGCTCGTCCACACCCAACAGAAGACAACTTAGCCGTGCAGTTCGGCTGCCACATCGAAGAGTTCATCGAGGGACTCGACTCTGTGTCCTTTGCGTTCTTGGACGAAGACGCCGAAGACTACGCGACCATGATGTTCACGCTGGAAAAGCTGGCCAACGGGCTGAAAAAAGGCGTGGTGAAGATGCAGATCGACAACCGCAAAGAGTTGTTGGACTCACTTGCAGATCAGGTCGTTACCGGCGTGGGGGTTGGTCACTGCGCGAAGATGAACATCGTTGAGGCGATCAACCGTGTCAACAGCAGCAACTGGTCAAAATACAATGCAGATGGCAAGCCAATCTTCGACGAGCATGGCAAAATAGCCAAGGGCCCGAACTACGCCCCACCCGACCTTAAAGGTCTCTACTGAGGATTAACCATGCCACGTGACTACAAACAGGAATACGCCAACTACCAAGGCAAGCCAGCCCAGATCGCCAACCGTGCAAAGCGCAACGCCGCGCGTGCTACGTTGGAGAAGAAGGGCGTAGTTCACAAGGGTGACGGCAAGGACGTAGACCACAAGACGCCCATTGCCAAAGGCGGCGGTAACGGAGCTAGCAACCTGCGTGTAGTGCCCAAGTCCGTCAACCGCTCCTTTGCCCGCACACGCAATGCGGGGATGAAGTAATTACTTCTTCTTGGCCTTGTGCATGCCGGGCTCGAATTTAGCTTCCATCTTGGCGTAGCCTTTTTTGGTGGGGGCCATTTTCTTCTCGGCAGCTTCCATCTTCTTGGATTCGCCTTTACCGAATGGGTTCATTTTCTTCGTTGCCATGGTGGTTCCTTACCATTTAACTTTGTCGGCCCAATAGGCGGCTGACATTTTGCCTTTGGCGATGTTGCCCGCATGGCGGGCTTTAAACGCCTCGTTGCGAGCAGACCCGTCAGGGCTGCCCTTAACACCTTGCTGGCCAAAACGAATCGTCTTGACCTGCTCACCTACCTTGGCCACGACGACGTGGCTCTTGGTCGGATGGCTGGGGGTGGCCTTGGGCTTGTTGAAGCCCGCCACACCTGCACGCGCTAGTCGTGAATCTTTGGTCGCCATTATTCTTCCTCCGCGCCGCCACGGGCTTTGATGATTTCTTTGTCCATACGGGTGCGCAACTCTTCGAGTTTCTCGTCAAGGGCTTCGTAGTCTGGGTACGCTTTGCGGTACTCGTCGCGCTTGGCTGAGGTCATCGCGGACTTGAAGTCTTTGCCGATACGCTTGACCACCATTTCGTTGATAGCCGCCTGCTCAGTGACGTTGAAGTCGTAAAACTTCATGCCGAACGCGCGGGCAATCGGTAAGCTGGATGGCTCTTTGCCAGTGATGCCAGTCTTGCCTTCGATGATGTCGTCCACCTTGCTGATGTTGCGGCTGTTGATGAGCGGGATTGTCGCTGTGTCATAGGCGAACTTGGTGCTTGTCCACAGCTTCTGCAACTCGGTGTCAGTGGGCTTATGCAACGACTTGCCGGTGTAGGGGTCAACGCCGCCCACCAGACCCAAGATGCCGCTCACGAACGGGCCGCTAGGTGTCAGCGATGCAGGAATCCACGACTGGCCCATCATGCCGTTGGGCAGGCCGCGCGTGAACGACGCCATGGGGAAGTAATCACCGAGTTTGTAGTACACGGGGTTCTCTTCATCACCCATGAACGGGATGCGGATGTTCATGTATGGCCCCACTGAGCCGAACATGCGCTCACGTACAGACTCTGGCCCCTGCTTACGCAGTTCCTCGTCATCACCGCCAGCCGCGCCGCCCATGGCAGCTTCCAGAATCATGTAGGCCATCATCACGTTGGCCAGCTTCCATGGCTCATACACGGCGATACGACCGATGACGGGTGCCATGGCGTAGAACCAAGAAATGAACGGCATCGCTGTCTGGCGGGCGATCTTCACGGCCTTGGAGTCGATGTCATAGTCACCGAACGCCTTGCGAGCGAATAGGCCAGCTTCACGCATCATGTATTCTGTGGGAGTCTTCAATCCAGCACGCTGTTGCAGGGCACCAGCTGTCTTCAAGAAAGCAGCCATACGGAAGATGTTGTCTTCAGCGGCGTACATTTGCGATGACAGGTCGTCGAGGCGATCTGCACCCTTACCCAGCTTCTTGGCTTGGGCTTGCAACCAATCAGCCTTAGACTTTTCCATACCGAGCCATCCGCCGACACGACGCATCACAGAGATGTCTTCACCACCGCGCAGGTTTGCCTCGTGGGCTTTGTAAAGGGCTTCCTTCACCTCAGCGCTGGAGTAGTCGGCCAGCATGGCACCAGAGTCACGGAAAGCCATCATCAACTCAAGCTCTTGCTTGGTCAACGACTTGGGGTTGGCTTCGTACTTGGCCAGAATCTTTGCAGCGTCGCGCATGGTGCCAAACGAGATGTCATGGGTCATCGCCATGGTCACGTTGGACGCAGTGTTGGTAACGTGGGTGCCGAAGTTCCACACAGTCTTGGACTTCTTAAACCAACGCATGGTGTTGTTGGCAGCACGCCAGTTCACGATGGGCTGACGATCGGCCATGTCACCCATGGCGTTCCATACGGGGCCGGGGATGATCTTGCCAGCGAGGTCGCCGTACACGTTGGAGTCAGGCAGCTGCACCCATGTGCCAGATTGGCGGTAGAGAGCGCTGGTCTGTGGTGAACGAGAAATCTCGTGCGATGCCTTGAGCACCATGGTGTCTGTGATGACAACCTTGTCCTTGGGGTCTGTGATGCCCTTGTTGAGCATAGCGTTCACATCGTCGAGGCTGTCGAAAGCCACCTGAGCGTGCGAGTTGTCACCACGGCCCATGTCGTTGATGGACTTGATGAAGTGCTTGCTGGAGTAGTTGTTGGCCAGTGCAGCAATGGTGTTGCGCAGGGCGTTGGCTACGTCGTCAGCCTTCTCGTTAGCGATCTTGTCCTTGGCGGTGGTGTTGGTCACGAAAGAGTATTTGCCGTCCTTCATGCCCTCAAACAGCCACTTGCGTGACGTGTCCACCGTGAAGCCCATGGGGTTCATACCACCGAGTTCTGCAAAGCGTGCAGCAGACATAAAGCCAGCGGGCATCATGCCGCCCTTGGCCGACAGGCGGTTCACCTCAAATACACGGTATGCGTCACCGTCAACCACGAGGTCGCCGTTGTCGTCTTTCTGGAACCAGTTCTGGTCGAGCTCAGTCTCGCCTTCGCGCTTCAAGCCCAGCACCTCATTGATTTTGCCGAGACCGAACGTAGAACCAGCAACCTGCTCAGTGCGCTCGGGGAAGAGCAAAGTCTCTGTGAACTTACGGCTTTGGAAGTACCGTTGCTCGACGGGGGTCAACTCAGCCACGTACATGTCGAACCAGCTCTTGAGCTTGTCAGCAACAGCCTTGAGCTTCATGGCGTCAGGCAACTTGTCCAGCGCCTTCTTGTCACCGTCGAGGTACGCGAACAGGGCGTTGACATCCTCTGCTGGGCGGCGAGAGATTACGTTGGCCAAGTCCTCAGCGTACTGGTAGCCGATGCCTTTATTGAGCTTGAAGTTGTCCATGATTTTGGACACAGACTCGCTCACGTTGTAGCGAGAGTTAATCAAGCCCAAGACGATTTCAGCACCGGGAAAGTTCTTGCTGATGAACGCACGAGTCTTGTTGCCAGCAGCGCCAAAGAACTTCTTGGCGTTAGCTTCACTCCAGCCCACCATCTCAAACGCACGTTGGGTAGCATCGAGTTGGACAGCGTTGGATTTGTTCCAGCGGCTGAAGTCCTGCTCACTCACACCCAGTACCTCGGCGGCTTTGGCGTCGCTGACTGGCTTGGTAGTCGTCACGGCGGCTTCGAGCACTTGGCCTTGGCCAGTGACAGCAGTTTGCTTCTGCGCCTTCTCAAGCAGTTCCAGCGACGACTCAAGCACGTCATTTGCCAGAGAGCGTTTGCCACCCAACAGACGAGACGCGATTTGCTTGATAGCCGCCCAAGCGCTGTTGACGGACTCCAAGAAAGTCTTGGGGATGTTCTTGTCGGACTTCATACCCTGAAGTGCCTTGCGGAACTCAGCGAGCGTGTTGCCGTATGAGACCAGTTCGAGCACAGCGTCCAGCTCGTTGCCTTTGGCCACCAAGCCTTTGAGCAAGTTCTGAACTTCCAATGCTTTGCCAGTGAGCTCGCCCTTAAATCCGATGACGGACTTGAGGGATTTCTTGAGCTGTACCACGGCAGGGTGGTTGGGGTTCTTGTAGACGAACGATTGCAGCGCGGCGTGGAACGCCTCGTGCAAGATGACCTCTGGGGACTCTTCTTCGCTCAGGTACACCGTATTGGTGGCTGGGTCGAAGCGGGGCTTGCCGTCTTTTGTGAACACCAGCTTGATGTCGCTTTCGCTGCCAACGATTGACTCGCGCAGGGCCAAAGCCAAAGCACGCTCCATGGGGGTGCCATTGGTTCGCATGTATTGCAGTATTGCTGGCAACCCTTTAAGGACTCCGGCGTCTTTGCCAGCGTTGATACCTTCTTTAGCGACCTTGACGAGCGTAGGCATCTTGCCTTTGCCCTTGACTTCGATGGAGCCACGGATAGCCCCAGTGCGGATGTCAGCCATATCAGGCTCTTTGCCCATAAGCGTTTCACGCTTGGCTGCTGCCCACGCTTGCGACAGCATGGTGTCGAGTTTCTTCAACTCATCGCGGGTTTTCTTTTTAGTGCTGCCGGGGGAAGCCAGCTTGCCCTGCACCATGTCTTTGACGAGGCGCACAACGGCTTCGATGTCTTTGGCGTTGCCGCCGACGGCGGTGCCCAGCTCGGCCAGTGCGTTTTGCACGTTGGCTGCCTGCATCTCAATGGCAGAAGACTGCTCGTCAGCAAACTGAGCGGCGGTGCTGCGCTTGGCGATCTTGTTGCGGCGCGACAGGGCTTGACCACCTTGGTCAGAGTAGACCTTGTATGAGTTGGCGAAGTTGCGCAGAGCGTCAACGATCTGACCAGTCTTCTCGTCAGCGACTTCTTTGCCGAGCACCAAGGCGTCACGAATACGCTTGAGGCCAGACTGGTCGATGCTTGTGCGACCGGGCACTGCTTTGCCGCTAGACTTCACCGAGGCGGGCAGTACATCACCGATGGTTTCATTGTCAGCGTCCGAGAGCAGTTTGCTCAGTTGAGCGGATTCTGCGGGGGAAAGTTCTTGTCCTTGCGCTTTTGCTTGGACGGTTTGAGCGGTTTGAGTGCCACTTACGGTACCTTTAGAAGAAGCGCCAACTACGACCGGCGTAGTTGGCTGAACGGCGCTTGCGGCACCGATAGGAGAAACTGGGCGGTCAGAAAGCTGGCTTGAGGGTGCAGCCTCTTGTGGCAAGATTGACGATGAGAACACAGGAGCTTGTGGCAGCAGTGACGCCGACATAGGAGCTTGTTGTTCTTGTGCGACGAATGGTGTTGAGGTCTGCTTGAGACGCTTGCCTTTGGGGCCGAGCAATGCCTGACGTTGTCCCTTCGAGAGACCAGTGCTGATAGGCTGAGGCAATTCAGCGGCAAGTTTTTGCCACTCTTGGCCAATGTCTTCAATGTTAAATTGCTGCTTGAGGCGAGCAACACGTTGCTCTTGAAACTCATCGCCAGCTTGCGTAGCAGCGGCTAGGCCGCTTTCTTTGCGAGCCTGCAACTGCTGGAACTCTTGACCGGCGTCTTGAGCAGCCATAAGGCCAGACGCTTTCTGTCCAACCAAGTCTTGGTACTGCTGACCGACTTCTTCTACTTTGCGGTCACGGATGCCCATCAGGTCTTGCTCGAATCCGCGCTGTTGCTCGACAGATGAGAACGGGGTCTGCAAGTCAACACCAGACATGCCCTGCTCAAAATTGCGCTGCTGGTCGAGTGACGAGAAAGCCTGTGGCTCTTGCATGAACGGCAGCTCTTGGGCTTGGGTGCCCATCAGGTCAACTGTGCGGGTAAGCGCGTCCTGCTTGACGCGGTCGTTAAACTCTTTTTCAACAGCGAGTTGCTGCTCGAACCATGCGCCTACATCGGCTTCCGACACACCTTGGCGGCGGGCTTCTGCCATCACGGCATTGGTAGCTTGAGCGCGGACTTCAGCAGGGGCATCTTGACTCAACGCGGCTTGCAAGACTTCGGCTTTGCGAGAACGTGCAACATGGCCGCCCAGCGACAAAGGGCCGAGAATCATTGTCAGACCAGCACCGCCTAAAGCAGACTGCTTGGCGATTTCGTATGGGTCTTCTGCTTTGGCACCGTAGGCTTGCTCAACTGCGTAAGTGCCCAAATCTTGAGCGACTTCAGTTCCGGGTTGGACTACGGCGTTGACCGCCATGCCCTTGAGGAACGGCTTTGCAACCGCTGTATCAGTTAAGCCAGCGGCGACGCCAGCTGTTGTTTTTTCACCAATACCAAGGACTGGTGCGATACCTTTGGCCGCGCGTAGACCTACGGCGGTAGCCGCACCTTCCAGCGGGCCTTGGATCAAGCCGACACGGCGAGCAGCGTCAGTGGCAGCCTGTTTGTCACCAGTTTCGCTCAGTATTTTTTCGTAGGTCTCTTGCGCAGACGACGTACCGAACAAACCAGCGGCGACAACAGGAGCGGCGAATTGACCGCCGGGCAACATGCTCGCTGCGATAGCAGGAGCCATAGGCGCGAGGCCACGGGCACCGAGAACACCAGCTTGGCCAACGAGGCCACGACCACGCATATCAGGCACATAGTCAACAGCACGCTCTTCAGCGGACTGCGCCATCTCACGGCCTAATTCGGGTGCGACACCGGTGTACTGCAATCCTTGACCGACCATCTTTGGCAGATCAACGACAGCACCGCCAACTGCTTGGCGGCCCATCTCAGCCAGTGTACCGCGTGGCTTAAACCCGAAGTAATCAGCTGTCTCTTCAAAACTCTTGCCGACTCGCTGGCTGTAATCCCGCAGGAGTGCGTCGTCAGACAAGTTCTGTAACTCAGGCGGCGCTGCCGCGCGGAGTTCGTTCAGAGAGAAAATAGCCATCGCAGCTCCAAATTGTTTATCGGCGTGGCATTAAGTCCGCGTACCAAGGACGCTGGAGACCAGTTCCGTTGGGAAATTTATAGCCCATAGCCTCTAAATCGCTGGGGGACATGGTACGCGTGGTGCCGTCCAGCAATTCTACGTTAAACCCAGCGTTACCAGCAGGGCCAAGTATGCGTGTATTCTCTGACGAAAGTGCAGGGATCGTAGGAGTTTGTCGCGTGTTGGCAGTCTGGTTTTTCGCTGATGGAGAAGCTACTCCGCTACCACCATACGGGTTACTACCTAGACCAGATTGCACGGTATTTGCTGTTGGATTGGCAAACTGATACACGCCCATGCGCGTGGCCTTTTTGTCCTTTTCAGCCTGCGGCAGACGCGCGTTGCGGTCATCGTTTTCCCACTTGTAGTACTCAGCGAGGTTGGCTTTTTCAACGTCCGACATAAGTTGGCCGGGTCGCGCTTGCACGCCGAGAGAAATCTGTCCGCCTGCTTTGGCGTTAGCCATGTTGAACTTATTCTTGAGCGCAAGACCTTCAGGGCCGTTCTGCTTGTCAAGAGGTAAAGCGTCAAAATCAGCCGCAATCTTGGATGCTTCAGTACGACCAGCCTGCTCGTTTTTAAACGCATCAGCCTTTAGGCCGGTAAGACCAGTAGCTGCGTTATGGTAGTTCGCGCTGGCATCGCTAGCTTTGATTGCCGCAAGAGATTTCAACGTACCGAGGGGGTCGTCGTTAATCATCCCGTGAACTTGTGCGATAACCGTGTTCAGGTCTTTGTGCGTGCCGTAGTTGCTGAGGACTTTGTCACCATACATGACGACGTAACCATTCTTGGTCTGCACCAGCTCTGGCGTGACGTTGTCGTTTTTGTCAGGGTCAAACTTGTCGGTCAAGAATTTGTTGATTGAAGCAGTACCGCCAAGTGCAGCTCGGCTCCACTCTTTAGACAAGTTCTTCATCTCTACAGCTGCGGTCTTTTCGTTAAACCCCAGTTGGTTCAACTCATTTTTCAACAGGTTGTTGTAATCAGCTCCGGTGCTTTTCGCCAACTCAGCGAGAGACTGGGAATTGATTGGGGTGCCCTTGGCCCGCATTTCTGCTAAGGCTACGTCAGCTTGCTCATTCGCGGCTGCCGTTTTTTCGGCGCGTTGCGCAGCAGTGAGCTGCACGCCTCCGAGTGTGACACCCTGTTGCAGACTTTGCAGGCGCAAAGGCGCTTCTTGTGCTTCACGTTCAGCACGAGTAGCTTCCATGAGCATTTGCTGGCGCAGGCGTGGGTCCGCCGTTGCTTCGGCCATAGCACGAGTACGCAAGCCTTCAACACGTTCAGGGGCTAGCTCGCCTTCATAGCGTTTACCAAGGAAGTTGGTCACACGCTGCTGGTCATAGGCAATAGGCGCGTTCTCAGTGGGAGTGCCAGTGAGCCCCACAGGGCGCTGAGACTCTGTGAAGTCCGGCGTAACCGTGTAGTTGCCACCTTCGCCAGCGCTGACTTGGTAGTACGGACGACCTGTCTCTGGGTTGATGGCTTTAGCCATAGCTTCCAGCTGAGCGCCTTGCTCAGCTGTATAGCCCTGTGATGCTTCGGGGGTAGCCTGCTGGATTTCTTCCATGCGGCGGCGTTCTTGCCCTTGCTTAAAAGCATTGCCGAGCTGTATACCGGCTTGTAAACCTGATGCCCATCCCATAGCGTACTCCTTATGCTTTCTTGAACTCGATACCGAGCACTTCGTAGTTGACTGCATCAAAGCCGTCAGGCATTGTGAATACAGCTTCTGGGTATTTGGCCTTGGCTTCGTCGGCCATTACGCCAACGTACTTGTCGCCTGAACCGTTTTTGTATGTGAACTCATATAGGTTCAAGCCAGTGCGCTCGTCAACACCAATGAGCTTGATGTCTTCCTTGAGGCGACGGTCAGAGTATGCAGTTGCACCAGCACCCAACAAAGCACCCATCATCTCGCCACGTGCGTTGATGCCAGTGTTGTAAGCGCTACCCTGAGCGCTGAGGATGTTGCCAGCACCTTGGATGCCCATCTGCGCACCACTCATTGCGTAACCAGCGCCTTGGCCGAACGCGCTGCTGTATTGGTTGCCTGCGGCCATGGATGTATTGGCACCTGCTGTTCCCGCGCTTGTAGCGCCAGAGTAGGCGGCGGTCGATGCACCAGCCAAGTTACGACCGAGGCCAGCAGCGTCAAGGCGGCGAGCCCAGCCTGTTTGTTCAGCTTGCGAGCGTGCGCCAGTCTGCGCCCCAGCGGTAGCGGCTGCTAGTTTCAGAGCATTGGCGTTTGAAGCGGCACCGAACGCGCCAGAGTTTGGATTGATACCACGGCGGGTGGCTTCGCGCATGGAAACACCTTGCGCACCTTGGAACGCCTGCTGCACGTCGGCTGCGGCTTTCTGGGCCAGCTGCTCGCGGTACGACTCAGTGTTGAACCTCTCAGCGTCAGCGACTAGCCCTTTTTCGAGCGGACGGAACGTATTGACGTTGTAGTCGTAGTATTCTTTGCCTTGCTCGGTCTGCTGTTTTTGCGCTGCAACGAGAGTATCCGCAACATTTTGCAGATATGGCTTTTGCTCCTCGTACTGCTTCTGGGCGAAGTCCATCTGTCGCGTGCTAAGTTTCTCAGCTACGTCTATGCCCCGCTCTGTAGCTTTCGCCATCGCAGAGTAGTCTGGAGGTGCGGGGGAGTCACCACCAATATCAAACGGAAGGACGCGGTGGCCGCAAGGCTTATAACCATCAAATTTAGTGCGTATCAGCATCGGAGTGCTCCTTTACATAATCGGCCAACCGTTCGGGGATCATCGTCATCGCAGCTTCTTCCAAAATAACTGCTGCCCGAGCGGGTCCGTTGAATACTGTGATGAGAAACACACCCATGTTAATGATGGTGTAACGCAGGTAGTGGGCGAGTTCCAGCTTGTGCTCGTTGCCCGATTTTTCCATTGCGTTCGCAGCCATGTAACCAACCATACCTGTCATAAAAAGAGCGCGAAGCTCACCTTCGTAGCGGCGGAAAACTGGGTTTTGTGGGATGTACAAGAACAGGTTCGCGACCATGTCGTTGACGTTCACAGGCTTATCTTGGTCAACTAAATCATCCCACGCGTGAATGGCGTAGACAAGGCGCTCGTACAGATCAAGCGCGTCTTTATCGCCAGCAAACCATTGCAAGCGATCCGGTTCTGTCGTGGGAGAATCGTTATTGAGCATAGCGCATATTATGGCTTATTGTGGTGGTGTTGGCCAGACGATGTTATGCGGGTCTTGCTGTTGTGTGATGTCGCGCAGGGCTTGACGATACTGCGCCCATGCTTCTTTGGTTGGCATCGCTACGTCAGGCATCTGTGTCCAATCAGACTGAGTGAGGAGCGTGTCGCGCTGTGCACGTACCGAAGGCCATACGGTATCGTCAGGCAACGGCTGCACGTCGAAGGTAACTTCCTCCTGCGCGTCTGGCACTGGGGACACTGGGACGGCGGAGAACAGACTGGTGTCAATGTCAGGTGGGTTGTACCCCACGATGCGCTCACCGTCCCCCACCTTCATGTAAGGCGCGAGCTTGCGCACCACGTCTCGGATGGTGCCATCAGGGTTCAGGAAAGCGTAGGGCATGTTAGGACTTAGGGTACTTAGCTTTCACAGCCAAGCATGCTGCGACGTAAGCGTCGATCTGCGCTTGGTCGCCTTTGACCACGGCGTCGAGGTAATCTTCAATCGGTGGGTAAGAAGCGCGACGCGCCATTGCAAGCGGTAGCGGCAGTGGTTTCGGTTCAGTAAGTACTGGGAAACCATTCTCGTCCGCCGCAATTTCTTTTCCCATAGTCGCATGACCATGAAGAATTTCAAAGTACAGAGCGTCGGGTATTTCAACAGCGTCCAGTGGCATGCTGTTGCCGTGAACTTCGGGAGTATAAAAACTAAGATTTGATTTAGAGAAAAACATGCCTACTCCTTAGTACCCAATAGCGAACCAACGGAACGGAATACCCGACGGGTTACTAAACGTGAAGTGCTCAAAACCAGTAGTGGACGGCAAAGACGATGGGTTAAGTATCGTCGCGTATGCTGGGTTTGAGTACTCTAAAACTATGTTCACCACCCGGCACTGGTTAGGAAACGCGATCGGAAATGTTTCAGCCTTAAAGACAGTGTTAGTGACATAGGTACCGTAGCCCCACTGCAAAAGAGTGCCGTCTGGAAGTTTACGGTATCCAGCCAACGATTGGCTCCATGTACCTGCGGTGGTTTGTGATGTCCCATCGCTAAATTCTACGCCGTTGGTTGTAAGTGTTGCTGCCATGTGTTCCCCCTTACGGTGTGCCGCCAGCTTTGACGTTGTTGAGCGCTGTAAATAGGCCTGCTGATGTCATTGACGCGATTACAGTCGAACCGTATTTAAACAGCAACTTACCACCGGACTCTTCGACTGTAAAGTTCGTAGTGAGAAGTTTGCTAGCGTTCGTGGAGTTCGTGGCGTTAGTCGCGCTCGTCACCGATTGGCTAGCAATATTAAGCGTCGTAATAAACGACCCGCCACCAGCAGGGACGGACGCTGAACCAGCATTACCGTTGATTGAAATATCCCAACCAGTACCGGTAGCGCCTGTGCCAGAAGTCGATGGAGCCCCGACCGTGTTGTATGAGATCGTGCGGGCCGAGCTGCCGTTAAACGTAGTACCACTTGCCGCGCCAGAGCCAGAGTTATTAAACGTGAGGGAGTTGTTGACGTTTACGTTGATCGCAGCACTGCCGTCAAATGGCTGACCGTTAATGTTCGCGCCGGGTACAAGTTTTGCAGCCGTAGCAGCTTTGCCGGTGATGTCTCCGTCAACTTTGGAACCCGCGATGGACGTAATCCATACAGGATTAGCGTAGGAGACGTTTGTATATACACCGTTGTTAACCGAGTTCGCGTTGCCGGAGATGTTGATGCCGTAGAGCGCAGACAGATCGCCCCATGTAGTACCGCTCCATTTTTGCCACTTAGCCGACGCGCTGTTCCAGCGAATGGCATTGGTGGCCAAGTTGGTGGGCGTTACGACCGCAGGGTCAAGCCCAACTGTAAGGTCGTCAAGGCGAGCGTCCAACTCCGATACAAAGTTGGCATACGTACTCGACGAGAGCGGTTTGTTGTGGTCAGCCATGTCAATATCCTCGAACTTGGTAACTCACAGCGCCTGACACGCGCGTCCCCGATGAGTTGAAAAGCAGCACTTTGAAGCTAAGTGGGTTGTACGTGTCAGTAAAGTCGTACACAGGAAACAGCGGGGTTGTGCTGTTGGCAGCTACCGTAATGGATTCTACGTCAATAAAAACCTTGGTGCCAGTGCTGGTGCGGTCTTCTGTGAAGTACACAATGGTGCCCGCGTTGTTCACGGTTACGTTCCCGCTTGTAGTGGCGCTGGACGCTGTCACAGTAAACGTATTAGCTGTGTACGATGTAACAACGTAGGCCCCGCTCACAGCACCGCCAGTGCTGAAATCCAACCGCACTTCTTGACCAGTTATACGCCCATGTGAAGTGGACGTTATTGTAATTACGGTGCCTGCCTGAGAATATGTTCCTGATGTCTGGTCAGAAACGGCAGTAATCGTTCCTGTCTGCGTCTTCAACTTCGTGTCGAGCTTAACAGCTAGGTTTGTCAGCAGTCCGATGCCTTTGTCATCCGTTGCCGTGACGGTGATGCGGAACTTCACGTACCGAAAGTTGGTCGAGTACGCTTGTGCGCCAGAAAATGTCTGTACGTTGCCAGACATTACGTCAGTTGTTGGGTTGTAGTTTTGTGCTGTGGTAATTGTCACGGCAGAATTCAGCGTACCTGCGATGGCTGTCAACAAGTACGAGATCGTCACCTTCATGGCCGCCAGCGTAGCGCCGTAGTCAAAGACTTCTTCGTAGTACCCAGTGGTAACGCCGGGCTGAGCGAACACAGGATAGCCAGCCGCCACTTGGGCGTCAGGCGTGGCCCACGAACGAGCGGAGAAGTGCGTTGCCCATGTCTCGGTCAGGTTGACCGGGAGAACCAAACCACCTGCGGGGTCCGCAGCCGCATTGTTTTTGGTGCCCGAGAATGTAGACTGGAAGTTGGTAGCCAACACGTAGTCTGGCGGCTGCGACACAGTCGTTGTGGTACTAATAGGCGTGCCGTAGTTGCCCGCCGTGTCTATGGCTGCGAGCCAGTATGTAAAGTTCGTGATGGTCTGAGGGGCCTCAAACACCGTGGTAAACCCGCCCGACTTGTTACCGATGTCAGTAGAGGTAAGCCATGTAGCGCCACGTCGCAGAGAGTACGTGAGGATGGGCAAAGAACCCGCAGTAGCCGTCCAGCGCAACAACACGTTGTTGTCGATTGTCTCCGGCACAAGTGTGTCTATAGTGCCCGTGGCCACAGTTACAGGAACAGACCGTGCGGTACCAGCATTGCCCGCAGTGTCCACCGCACGAATTACGTAAGTCTTGTTGAGCCACAGAACCTTGTTGCGGTACACCGTCGAATACTGGCGGGACAGCAAGTTGGCCGTGGAGACCGAAGTGTCGTACACCTCATAGTAGTCAACAGGCAGCGATCCAGTGCTTGCGTTCCACGTCAGCACAATGTTTTCGCCGTCGAAGGTATTTGTGGCAGCTGGAGCAGTATGCCCCACCACAGTGACAGAGAACGGTGACGCTGGGCCCTCGTTGTCATTGATGTCAATGGCAATAATGCGGAACTGGCGTTCGCCGAGCCATGTTGCTTTGAACCGGTACGCGTTGCCCGATACGATGTCCAACAGCTGCCATGTCCCAATGAACACTTCAATGCGGTACAACGCTACAGAGAGGTTACTTACGGGAGTGGGCCAGTAAATGTCAACATCCGCGTCAACAAAAACAGAAGTTACCGCGACCGAACTTGGACCAAGGTTTGTACCTGCACCGTTTACATCATTGAAAGGCCCCGCGAGAAAGTTGTACGCGAGGTCACGAATCCAGTAGTAGTACCCAGTCCCAGCTTCAGGCAAACCGTCTGTGTATGTGTTGCCCTTGGTCGAGCCGACAAGCTCAGCGGTGCTCAGGTTGTTGAACACCGAACGCCATATCTCAGTCTGTGAGTATTGGTCGAATAGAGACGCGTCCCACATGAGGATGGTGTTCGTCTTGTCCGTCGTTACTATCAGACCTGTTGGCGCGGGG